ACTAAAAGGACATCTAAAAATATATTTAAAATAATCATCGCTACTTTTTTCAATTCCATTATCTTTTATAGTAAAATCTAATAATTTATCTTTATTATCATCAATCTGACTTTGTAGAAAACTTTTATCAATTTGTAAATTTAGTTTACGTATTCTTCTATCTAACATTAATAACCAATAAAATGAATTAATAGATTTGCTATGATACCCATCCGCTCCAACTTGTACATTAAAATGTAAGTGAGCATATCCTCTTTGAGCAGATCCGGTTTTTCCTGCATTTCCTAAAAAATCACCTGCTTGAACTTGCGTACCAACAGCCAATTTGCATGGTTCATCTAAATGCATATAAAAATAACAAATATTAGTATTAGGTTCTACTAGTTTAACGTAATTACCAGGCCCACCACTATAACCAGTTTCTACAATTTTACCAGGAGAGCAAGCTACTAATGGAGCATCAGATCCTATAGGGCAAAATATATCTATTCCAAAATGACCTCCATGTGCTCTATGGGAGGCATCGCCTCCTCCAATAGCAAAATCACTTACATGCTTAATTTTAGTTGGTTGCATATCAGCAGGACCAATCCATGCAGGTTGACTTCGATCTACTACTGATGTATCGTTTCTATATATTTTTTCAAACCTATCATATCCAATATTCCATTTTATACCTTTAATAGGAAAAACAAATATATCTGGTAAAATATAGTCGGTATATCCAATTCTTCCTCCTTTATTTGCTCTATCGCCAGTAACTCTAGTGCTAGTAGAAGTATTAGATGATGTTGAGCTATATTCACCCTGAGGTGTAGGAGAAGAATTATTATTAAAATCTTTATAATTTAAACTTAAATTACCAGGATTAGATAAATATGTTCTAGCAGTTATAGAATCTGGAGGTACTGGTATACTAAAGCTATTTAATTTAGTTAACCATCCTTTATCGTTAATACTGTGGGTAATTTTTTTTGCTATAAAATTTAATACATTAGGATAAGTGGCAGGGAGAAATTTAGCTGGTACAGTATAAGTTTCAAATATTTTCATACCGGAAGTTCCGTTAAAGGTTAAAGCTAAATCTATAGGTAAAAACCCAGCTAGTGGTGAAGCTACTTGTCCATCTAAAGCCATCTTAGCATATGCGGTTCCTAAAGCATTTCTTTGTATATCTGATACCCCTGCTTCTGCGTTTAAATTTACTCCTTGGTAAATATTTTTATCAGTATCAATATCAATTGCAGATACTTCGTGTCCCCATTCTATCCATAAAAAACTTTTATATGATACTGTTACATCAACTTCTTTTTGATCATCTAATTGTACATTATATAGTTTTTCTAAAGCTGATAAATATTCTATATAAATTTTATTACGCTTTTGTATAGTAGCTAAATTACCTGTAGTAGGATTAAATCCTTCTATAAATCGGGTTGGTACTACTCTATCACTTAATCCACTATTCCATTTAGAAAAAGATGTACCATCAAATCCACCTGTAGCACCACTTCCTGCTTGATTAGCTCCTATGGTTATTAATGTAGCTAAATCAGGAGGTATTGTGGATTTTAAGTTAAAATTTCTTACTATATTACCAACAAGACCTAAGCCTTGAGCATTAGCAAATCCGTTTATATTAAAAATATATGGATTAGTTGGTTTATTTGCCTCTGCTAATAATCCATTTAAATTTGGTAAAGATTTTTTATCTACAAAATAACATACATTTCTATCTTCATCTACTTTAAAATCTATTTGGGTAGTATTACCAAATGAATCGTTTATTCCTTTGCAAATTCTAGATATATGTTGTAAAAAATTTACATTACCAAGATCGTCAGTATCTTCATCTAATAATGATTTAGCTAAAAAATCCATATTAAGATAGATATTCATAATATCTCCGTATACTACATCATTTTTTATTACCCGATAATCGGCAAAAAAATTCTTTCCTGATCCTTTATCACTTAATATTGATAATGCTTTAGGTGATGATGGTGGAACAAATAATTTACCTCCTGCACTATCTAAGAGACTTCCAATATCAAATTCAGTAGCAACTACACATATACTTGGTTTACTAGATGCTAACATATTATGACTAGTAAATAAATATTTTCCTCTTTCAGTTAAGATACGTATGAAAGGGGTTCCTAGTGAACCATGTGGTGTACTTTTTGGTAAACAAACTGCTTGTATTAATTGTAAATAAAATTTTAAAGTAATAAAAAATGAATTAGATGCTACTCCATTTCCGTTACTTTTTACTTTTACTACTTCAAATCCTTTTCCGGAAGAATAAAAACCACCCCCTGATGTTGCACCTAATTCCCCGAATTGTTCTTCTCTAGATCCTCCAATAATTTTTATTATAGTTTGTATTCTATTAGTATACAATATAGGAGATCTTTTTGCATCGGTGCCACCAATAGCAGCATACCCGTTCATATAATTAGTTTCAGAAGAGCCTGGTTGTTTTGCAATTAAATTAGCTTGTTCGATAGAACCTTGAGTTGTATCTTCAGCAAGATTTACACTTGGATCTCCTTCTTGAGTATCTCCTGTTAAGGATCTTAATGTGTATGCGCTTAATGTACTTCTTACAAATTCTTCTTCATCTTGTACTGTATATCCTCTAGCTAATGTTGCTAAATTATTTAAACCTGTTACAAGATCACTACTATCTTTGGTTACATTTAATGGATTACTACCATCTAAATCTGATTGTGATTCAAATGGTCCTACAATACTATTTTTACCATTAACTGTTAATGATTGTAATACATCACCGGCACTAAATACTTCTACTGTAATATTATATACTCCATTGGTATCAATATTCCAATCAAAATTAGTTACTCTACCAATAAATCCATCATAATCATAATTATAAGTTTTTCTTAAACTATTAATATCTTTATTAAGATCATCTAAATAATCGTTTATTTCAGCACCTATATCTTCTTGTAATTCTTGTATTTGTGAACTTAAATTATTTATTGCTTCTTGTGCTTCTTCTAGTTTTTCAGCTTCAATTTTAGCTTCCTCTTCATTTTTCCTTTCCTGTACAAGTAAGGTATTATATTCTTGAGCTGCTTCGAGTTGTCTTTTTGTATAGTTAA